AATCTTAACAGATATTGGACTGTCTTTGACCATAATAAATCTACCATCTTCTTTAACATAGTGACTACCGGCAACAGTAACACCTTTGTAATCGTGTATCTCATCTGATGCTTTAAATTGAAATACACCTGTAACTTCTCCACCTTTAGTATTGTCACCAAGTTGTATTTCTTTAATTTTCTTTTCGCTTCCATCAGCCATTTGAACAAGAGTATCTGGATCAAAACAGAATCCTCCATATTCTGATTCACCACTTTGGTTTCCACCACCAAATCCTGCATCAGAACTTGTCTCTCCTTGATCTCCACCGCCAAACTCTCCTTGACCACCTTGATCAACAAATCCTTGCCCTGGATCAAAACTAGGCGAAGGATCAGGGTCTCTGTCTCTACCTATAGAACCTCTCATAGCTCTTAATGCTGCCAATCTTTCAGCATCAGCTTTTCTAGTAGCGGCTATTTGTTGTATAGTTCTTTCTTGTTCATTTTTATTTCTTTTGAAGAAATCCATAGGTGTATCATAATAACCTCTTATAGAACCAGGCACATATCCTCCCACTGTTCCAGATTTAAGACCAAGCATATCAAGAATTCCTCCACCAAATCCAAAAGTTAAACCTGTATTAGAAAACATTGGATTTATATTTTTACCTTCAAAGGTTTGATAATTACCTAAAGTAGGATTGTAATATGCTGTTAGTTCTGTTGGTATAAAATCTCCTAACTCTTCATCATAAACATCTTTAGTAAAAGTTTTTGATCTAGATAAATCTAAGTTACCAAATTTACCACCACCTCTATATCTATCATCTCCACCACCTGAGTTTTGTGGATATAATAATCTCAATTGTTCAGGTGTTAATCCTGCTTCTGGTTTTTCCTCAATAGGATCTACTGGAACTGGATCTATTGTTTTTGGTGGTAATGAAAATATACCAGAAATATCTGGCATAGTTTGATTTAAATAATTTTGATATTGTTGAAATAAACTTGGTTGTGTGTTTCTTTGTAAAAATCTAAATATTGACATTATCTTCTACCATCCGGCTGTATATCTATTTTAAAAGTGCCAAAACGCCATGATTCAGATGATGAATCATTTTCTATCTTGACATTAACGAACCTACCTCTAGCTCTAGTATCCTTTTTATCAGTAGATGAGGTAATTGTAAAGGGACTCAAACTAGTTGTAGTCTCTGATTGTTGCGGGTATCTTTTAACTGCTAGAGTTACTTTAGCATTACCCTGCAAAGTTTTAAAATCAGGCACAAATCTTCTCATAGCTAAAAATACTTCACCAGCTATAGATGGCCCTGATGGTCTACCTTGCGCATTTCTTTGTCTTTGTTGTAAATCAAAGTCATATGATTTTACAAACGAAGTAACTGTGGTTGTTGTACCATCTGGATTAACTTGATCTGTTCCTACTTCATGCTCAAATAATGTAGTTTGACCTAATCCATCTTCACCTACAATAACAGGAAATGTACCAGTTGCACTACTATCGTATTTAGTTGCAATAGGATTAGGATATACGGTTGCATCAATCCATGTTGTTCTAGCCTCTGTGCCAA